AGGTTCAGATTATGATAGCAATTCAGGAACAACAAAGGCATTAGTTGCTAGTTCAGGTAACGTGACATTGAATGGTAATAGATGGAAAAATTTCGATGTATCTGGTTTAAGTGTTACATTATCAGAAGGTCAATATGTACTTCCAAGAATTACAATGGGAGAAAATTTAACAAACTTAAGAGGACAATTTACAATAAAATATAAAAGGGTAGTATAATGTCAATAAGAAAATTTGCAGACTTAGCAAACGAAACAGATAGTAAATTTAGTAATTTAAGAGATACTGTAAAACGAGCAAAAATTAACGAACGGTTCGATGATACAACACATAATGAACAACCATCTGATGAAGCATTACAATACTTAAATAAAAAAGTAGATGAATGTATTGATTCAATTAATACAAATATAGGAAAACGTTTTCCTGGGTTTGGAACAACTAGTACTACTGTGTTAAGAGGAAACACAACAACAATTTCAAATTCACAAGCATCTGCAATAACAACTAATTCTGCAAAGACAGGTATTACAACTTCTCAAGCAAGTGCCATAACAGCTAATACAGCAAAGACAGGTATTACAACTTCTCAAGCATCTGCAATTACTGCAAATACAGCAAAAGTAAGTTATGATAAAAATTTATCTAAAACTTCCGGAATAACACTTAATGCAACTGTTACAGAAAATAGAGGATCATATACTTTAGTATTTACTATGACCCATGGTAGAGTGACAAAAACAGCAAGTTTAGATCTCGAATAATATATGTCAACAAATTATATAAATACAACATTGACATTTGATTCGGATAAGATATACTATACAGATATATCATACGGAGGAGACTTTGAAGTTATGATGGACTGGGAACATCCTTTAATGTCTGCATCTGCAGCATATGTATGTGAGAACGGAGGAGATATTTTAGAAATAGGATTCGGAATGGGAATATCAGCAGGGTATATACATTCACATTCAATTTCAACACATACTATAATAGAAAATCATCCTGATATTATACCTAAAGCTCAATCATGGGCTTTAAATAAATCTAATGTAACTATCATAACAGGTAGTTGGTATGATGTTAAAGATTCTTTGTCAACATATGATGGTATATTTTATGATACATTTGGCGATCAAAACATGAAAAATTTTAGTTCATCTTTAAGTGATTTGACAAAATCAAATACAAAAGTGACCTGGTGGAACAACAATACTAACGAAACTAATTATTATAATATACCTAATGTAACTTATCAGTCTATTAGTATCAATCCACCAACAAATAGTTATTTTAATAATACAACTTATTATCTACCAAAAAAGGAGTTTTAAATGGGATCAGTATCAGCAAATAGAGCAGGATTTATAACAGGAAATAGTCAAACTTCTTATGCAGATGCACTTGTAGCAACTAGTGGTACAGCTACTGATAGTGCTACCGGTAATCAAACAACTGCAATACAATATTTTAGATCATCAGGAAGGGGAGGTGGAACATTTAGATTTATAAGAACATTTATACATTTTGATACATCAGCCATATCAGGCGGTTCTAATTTTTTACTAAAGGTAGTATCTGTTGCTGGAGATAGTAGTGATAATAATCATCAGGTAACAGCAGTACAACACTCTGCAGGTAGTAGTAATGGTAGTGCTCTTCAAGCTAGTGATTTTGACAATGTAGATAAAACCGGTAACTATTCTGCAGCAACAGCTTTTGGATCGAGCGGAACAATTTCATTTACTTTAAATTCAACAGCTGCTAATCAAATTATTAATAATAATGATTTCAATGTAGCATTACTTTTATCGATTGATGTAGCGGGCGAAGAAGAAGACCCATTAGCATCAGATGGTGATGTAAGTAATGGTATAAATTTTGGTGCTATAACTTTAGCTTATGACGATCCAGTCGTATCAACTCCTTTTCTAGGAATGAAATTTGGTAAGTATAAAATAGTATCCGGCAAAATAAAAATATAATCTAAAATCTATATTTACTCCAAAGCACGATATTTATATAAAAGGAGTAACATATGGCAACAAATATTCCAATATGGGCAGGTTCATCATCATTTTATCCAGGAGATACTCCTTTTGGATTATATGATAATGATTCTACATTTCAACATGATGTAGACAAAGTATCTGATTGGTGTGCAAAAAGATTAGGATATCCTATTACAGATATTGAATTGCAGCCAGTACAATTATATGCTTGTTTTGAAGAAGCAATATCAGAATACGGAGCTCAAGTAAATACATATAATATACGAGATAACATGTTGAATCTATATGGTTCATCTACTGGTAGTGCCAATTTATCTGGAAACAAAGTATCTGCTAATATGGGCGGCATAATTGAGCTAGCAGAAGAATATGGTGTAGAGGCTGGATCGGGCGGTAATGTAACATATTATACTGGATCTATTGCAATGACGAAAAATCAACAGTTATATGATTTAACAGATTCTAGTGTTGTATCATTAGAATCAGGAACACCTGGCACCGATGCAATTGAAGTAAAAAGAATATTTCATGAAGCGCCTCCAGCTATAGTAAGATATTTTGATCCATTTGTAGGAACTGGTTTAGGTTCATCACAAATGTTAGATGGTTTTGGTTGGGGTAATTATTCTCCAGGGGTATCATTTATGATGATGCCTATATATGCAGATATGTTAAGGATACAGGCAATCGAATTCAATGATCAGATAAGAAAATCAGCATATTCATTTCAACTAATAAATGACAGAATTAAATTCTTTCCTATACCAGATGGGTCAAATTTTTCAACAGTTCATTTTCAGTACATATTAAAGTCAGATCGATCAACAGCATTGAAACCAGGATTTGGGTCAGTATCTGATTTTTCAAATGTACCATATCAAAATGTAACATATAGAAATATTAATGCAGTCGGTAAACAATGGATTAGAAGATATGCATTAGCTTTAGCAAAAGAAATGTTAGGCTATGTAAGAAGTAAATATTCTTCAATACCTATTCCAAATGCAGATGTAACATTAAATGGTTCGGACCTATTATCGGCCGGACAAACCGAGAAAGAAGGTCTTATAACAGAACTAAAAGAAATTCTTGATACAATGTCTAGACAAGCACAATTGGAAAGAAAACAAGCTGAAGCAGATTCAATGCAACAACAAATGAATAAGATACCACTTAAAATTTATATAGGGTAACCAATGGCAATATTTGGATCATCTAGAGATGCAAGTTTAATCAGATCGATTAATAGAGAACTTATCAACGATTTTATCGATGTAGAGATTGCATTCTACAAACTTAGTTTAGAAGCAACTAAAGCAAATATGTATGATGAATCAGATACTAAGGTATATTATAATCCTATAAGAATAAATTGTTTAGCTCTTAAAGAAGAAAAATCTTATACAGGAGATGATAACGGATATGATTCGACAAGAACTGGAGAATTTAATTTCTTAAGAGATGATCTTAAAGATAAGAATATTATTGTCGAAGAAGGTGATATTTTAGAATATGATAATGAATACTATGAAGTTGATGGTGTCGGTGCTTCACAATATTGGACGGGCAGAAATCCATCAACGGATGTAGGATTTGTAGAAGGAGATAGAGATGAATTCGGACTTAGTGTTGCTATTAAAGTTTCTGCTCATGTAACAAGAAGAAATAGATTAAATCTTCAAGAGGTTAGATCTGGAATCAATAAACCAAATGATATACCGAGGAACTTATAATGGCAAAGAAACAACTAAAACAAACACAAAGTTCATTTTCGAGAAACTCAGTTCCTAACAGAGCAAACGAAACTAGGCGTGATAATGATATTATAAAAACACCTAAATGTACTATAGAAGATGTTGATTTTGCAATTATATCTTATATAAGAGACGTTCTTAAATTACAAGTTAAAGAGAATGGACAAATTATAGATGTACCGGTAATGTATGCAAACGGCGAAAAATGGGCACAGGTACAAGCAAAAGGATATATGAGAGATCGTAAAGGTAAGATAATGACCCCAGTTGTAAGTATACGAAGAGGTTCTATTATAGAGCGAGACACTTTGAAATCTTTAGGAGTTAATAATAATCCAGCCGGTAATGATTTTGTACATCAAAATAAACACACATTAGAAAACAGATATGATAGATTTTCAACTCAATATGGACAACAACGTAAAAAAGAGTTCTATATAGCACCGGTACCGGAATTTGTAGATGTATCATATGAATTGTTATTATGGACAGAATATACGGAACAAATGAATGCATTGGTAGAACAGATAATGCCTACTAATGGTTTTGCATATGGAACAACATTTAAGTTTCCAACATACCTATCAGATGTAACATTTGATACTACAAATGCCACCGGAGAAGATAGAGTTGTTAGAGCAACAATACCAATAACAACAAAGGCAGCATTATTAATGCCATTTGAACTACAAAAGTCTAATTTTGAAAAAAGATATTCAACTAAAAAAATAGTGTTTGGAGATGAATCTTTAGAAGAACCACCGGGTGGTTATTAATAACAATAGCATATTTATATAAGTATATAATAATAAAAAAGGAAAAGTTATGTCAGAAACAATTAAGTTTACAAAAGAAGAGTTAGATCAAATTACTGCTCTTAAAGAAAGCAATAATCAAAAGATTGCAGAATTTGGTCAAATTGAATTAGAATTATTATTAGCTAATCAGAGAATTGAAGCTCTAGATGATGCTAAAAATAAATTACAAGAAGATTATGTTGAACTACAAAATAAAGAAAGAAATTTAGTTCAACAATTGAATGAGAAATACGGAGCAGGTCAAGTTGATCTATCTAGCGGAGAGTTTATTCCAGTAAAATAGATTGTTTGGCTTAAAGTTCTGATATTTATAAGAAATTGATTAATAAAAGAGGAGCATCAAAATGGCCGAAAAAATTGTATCACCCGGAGTATTTACGAATGAAGTAGATCAATCGTTTTTACCAGCCGGCGTTCAAGCAATTGGAGCTGCTGTAGTTGGACCGACCCAAAAAGGTCCTGCAGGAATTCCAACAATAGTATCGAGTTATTCTGAATTTGTACAAACCTTTGGAGGTAAATTTACTTCAGGGTCTGGAGCATCAGAGCAATCATACAAATACTTAACTAACTATGCTGCACAAGAATATTTAAAATATG